ACCACTGCTGGTGACAGCCCAGCTATTGGTCAATTCACACAACCTGCCAACACTATTATTACCGACATTAAGATTTTCTGTGTTACCGCACCAGTGATTGGTACAGGTGACATTGGTTATGAAGTTGGTACTTCTAGTTCGGGTGCACAAATTGTTGCAGCAGTTACTGATGAAATTCTCGATGGTGGTACAACTGTAGTGGTTGGTAATGTAACTACTACAACGCTTGTTGCTCAGACACAAAGTGCTACGACAGCACCTGCTTCTGTTCAATATACCTCTGCCGAAAGAACGATTTTTTGCAACATTACCAATACTGTTGATGCTACTACCGCAGGTTCGTTTACTTTCATTGTTGAGTATGTACAGGTTGCATAAATAGGGGGCAGTCATGGCTGGTTCAGACATTAAGACCAAAAGGCTTACTGCTACAGGTGATGCTTCAATAGGTCGAGCTCGTGTTCGTCAAGTTTTAGTTACAACTGGTGGTTCTGGTACGCCAGAATTAAAAATCACAGATGGCTCCGCTTCTGGAACAGTGGTTTTGCATTGTGATCTATTGGCAAGCGAGGTTGACATCATCAGCTTTCCTGATGAGGGAGTCTTGGTTACAGATGACGTGCATATTGCCACTATCGATGACATCACCTCTATTACTGTCTTTTACAACTAGAGGCTAAGATGGCTCGAACGGCAAAAAAAATGCCGAAACGCAACAAACGTAATTTCCGTCCCACCAAAAGTGGGGCGGGGATGACGAAGAAGGGCGTAGCTGCTTATCGTCGTGCCAACCCCGGCAGTAAACTAAAGACTGCGGTTACTGGTAAGGTTAAAAAGGGTAGCGCGGCGGCGAAAAGGCGCAAGTCGTTTTGCGCTCGTTCTGCGGGTCAAATGAAAAAGTTCCCGAAGGCCGCAAAAAACCCAAATAGCAGATTGCGCCAAGCTAGAAAAAGATGGAAGTGCTGATGGCTAAAACAGATGAACTCCTTGCTAGGCTTGAAAAGCATGAAGCTGAATGTGCGTTGCGGTACAAATCAATTGATGAGCGTTTAGAAAACCAAGACAAAGTTTTAAAAGGTCTTGATATGAAGCTGTGGGGATTAGCAGGTTTAATACTAGCTGCTAGTCTAGGAGGCTTCTTCGCTTCTTAGATAGGACAGACGAATGGCTATGTCACGTTCTCAAATGTCTAAACAAGTCTCCAAACCACCTCAAAAAAGGAAGTGGAGCAAAAAACGCAAACATGCTATTAATTGTAAACGTCCAAAAGGTTTTTCTGAGAAAGCGCACTGCGCTTCGAAAAAGAAAAAAATGAGGAGAAAATGATATGTCTAAAACTAAATCCAAGAAAGATGCTTGCTATCATAAGGTCAAAGCGAGATACAGAGTGTTCCCTTCAGCGTATGCATCAGGAGCAATTGCTTCATGTCGAAAAGTCGGAGCAAAAAATTGGGGAAATAAGAGCAAGAAGAAACCTGTTAGAAAAGCAAGTGGAGGAATGGTGCGAGGAGAGCCCCGATTTAGAGATGGACAAACTTTTAAGTATAGAACCACTAAGATATTCTGATGCCCCGTGTCCGTAAAACAAAAGCAGGATCAAACCTAAAACGCTGGTTTAAAGAGGAATGGGTCGATGTCTCGACGGGGAAACCATGTGGGCGTAAGAAAGGTGAAAAACGGGGTACTCCATATTGCCGTCCCAAGAAGAGGGTATCCAGTAAAACTCCTAAAACAGCCTCTGAACTATCAGCCTCTGAAAAGAAATCTAGGGTTTCGCAAAAAAAACGTATTGGACAACCCGCAGGAAAACCAAGAAGAGTAAAAGCGGTCAAAAGACGAAAGAAAAAATGAGTGTCCAAAAGTTTTTAGACACATGGATACGAGACAAAGTATCTCAGCCCTCCCCTGAAACAGCGAACATTCCTGCTTGCCCGTATGCCTTGAAAGCATGGATTGAGGACAAGGTTAAAATTGTTGAAGTCGCTAATCTTTGGGAAGATGTGGCGGAACAAATAGAAGCGTTTACAGATGACTATCAAGTGGTGATCTGTTCTCAGATACAGCAGTTAACATACGAAGAGTTAGAAGGTTGTTGTATGGGATTAAACGCTTATCTAGCATTAAAAGAAAAAGACATTTGGTTGCTTTCTTTTCAAGATACTTATGATATGATTTTGATACAAAGACTGTCGCATCTTGACGAAGCGTCCAAGTTTTTGGAGCGTCTAAATTATTATGCCAATTATGGCACGGATGATCTGGAGCGTTTAGTTTTAACCCGACGAAGATGGAGAGAAAAATGCCAGGTAACAAAGGAATGAGAGGCAAGAAGCCCAAGAAAATGATGGGCGGAGGAATGGCCTCTAAAAAACCTATTCGTATGCGCGGCGGTGGCATGGCTAAAAAGATGGGTCATGGCGGTATGGCTAAAAAGCCTATGCGTATGCGCGGCGGCGGCATGGCTAAAAAGAAAAAGTAGATGGCTACTTCAGGTTCTAGAGATTTTACTCTCGATGTTTCTGATGTCATCGAAGAGGCATATGAGCGTTGTGGAATAGAGATTCGTACAGGGTACGAGGCGGAGACTGCTCGTCGATCCCTTAACCTTATGTTTGCTGAATGGGCGAACAGGGGGGTCAATCTTTGGACAGTCAAACTAGGCACACAAGCTCTTACATCTGGAACTGCAACGTATAGCTTGTCTAGTACAATTGCTGATCTTTTAGAGGTTGTCGTCAGGCGCGACGGCGTTGATCTTGAGGTTCAACGGATAAGTCGAGGGGAATATCAGAATCAACCGAACAAAGCTACAACAGGTCGTCCTTCTAGTTTTTATTTTAACAGGCAAGTTACACCAGAAATAAATCTTTGGCCCACGCCAGAGAATAGCACAGATGTTCTACACTATTACTATGTGCAACGCATAGAAGATGCGGACTCGCTTGTAAACGATGTTGATGCACCTTTTAGATTTTTGCCGTGTATGGCTTCTGGGTTAGCTTATTATCTTTCTGTAAAACGAGCTCCAGATAGAGTTCAGTTGTTGAAGAATATTTACGAGGAAGAGTTCCAACGAGCTGCTGATGAGGATGAAGATCGTGTTCCATTAAAACTAACTCCAAGTATGCGGTATTTGAGGGTTAGATAATGGGACGTTACGCATCGGGATCAAAAGCGTTTGGCATTTCTGATCGGTCAGGTTTTCGCTATCGTTTAGCTGACATGAAAAAAGAATGGAACGGTTTATTAGTTGGACCTGATGAGTTTGAAGAAAAACATCCTCAATTAACGCCTCCTAGAAATGTTTTTGATCCTCAAAACATACGTGATCCTAGACCAGATAGAACAGAACCTGCGGTTAGGGTTATTTTACCGTTAAACCCATTTACATCAGGCTCCAGCGGTTCATCCGTTATCTCTGTAAGAGAACCGGGTCACGGTAGAACAACAGGTGATTTGGTTCAGTTTAGGACTGTTGAGTCTTTTGATAACTTCACAGATATTGCTATAGAAAACACAGATTCTTTTTCTATAACTGTTGTTGATACAGACTCGTATACATTCGACATAAGTCAAAGAGGCTCTTCCGAGACAGCAACTGTGGGGTCTGTTAAAGGCGGCGGTAAGATTGCGTCTGCTGAAGCCAAAACTTCTGGACCAAACACAGCGAGTATTGTGTCTAGCTTTATACAGACGGCGAGTGCGTCTATCGTAACTTCGTCCTACACAACCTACACTGTTGCTGTGCAGTCCACATATAGCGGCAATAAATACTTTATCGGCGGTTCTGAAACTCCGACACTATCTCTGACAGAAGGGGAAACGTATAGGTTTGATCAGTCTGATTCGAGTAACTCAAGTCATCCGCTGCGGTTTTCGACAACAGCAAACGGAACGCATGGTGGCGGATCAGAGTACACAACAGGTGTAACAACTAACGGCACACCAGGATCGTCAGGTGCGTATACACAAATAGTAGTGGCGACAGGTGCGCCTACATTGTATTACTACTGCACCAACCACTCCGGTATGGGAGGTCAAATAAACACATGAGTTTTACATTAGCCACGCTGAAAACAGCTATACAAGACTATACAGAAAACACAGAAACGTCGTTTGTAAGTAATATAGACAACTTTATTAAAGCCACGGAAGACAAAATATTTCGGGCTGTTGATTTAGAAGACTTTAGGAAAAATGTTACTAGTAGTCTAACAAACAACGATCAATATTTGTCCGTCCCTACGGACTATTTAGCGTCTTTTTCTTTAAGAATTACTACGTCAGGATCAGAGAAGTTCCTTTTGCAGAAAGACGTAAACTACTTGCAGACATATACTCCTGCATCGACTACAACAGGGCTCCCTAAATACTACGCTCGATTCGATACAGATAACTTTATTGTGGCTCCAACTCCAGACTCTAGCTACAATGTGGAGCTTCATTATTACTATCAACCCGCTAGTCTCACTGCTGGTGCGGATAGTGGTACGACTTGGCTTAGTACAAATGCCCCATATGCATTATTGTACGGAGCAGTTTACGAAGCTTATAACTATATGAAAGGTGAGGCGGATATGTTACAACTGTACAATACTCGTTTTACAGAGCAGTTAAGTAGGCTCAAAGACCTTGGTGAGGCAAGAGAAAACACAGATGCCTATCGTCGTGGTCTACCAGATACTAGGAGAACATAGATATGGCAACTACAAATGCGGCTACTACCTATCTTGAAGGGAAGCTTCTTAGTTTTCTTTTTAAAAATAATGCGGTAAGTTTTGCTACACCGGGCGACAGTATATATGTCGGGCTTGCTACTGCTGTTTCTGATGCAGAGGGAGGCAGTGTAACAGAAGCAAGTTTCACGAACTATGCTAGGCAACAAGTTACAGCAGCGAACTGGACAATAGCCTCTACGTCTGCTGACGCACAAACAGTTAATAACACAAACAATGTGGAGTTTCCTGCTTCGGGTGGCACAACACAAACTATAACGCATGTGTTCTTAGCGGATGCTTCGTCCAGCGGGAATATCCTTTTTATTGGTGCGTTAGACTCAAGCAGACAAATCGCAAGCGGTGACATCTTTAGAATCAACGCCACTAATCTCAGTATTGAGTTGAAGTAATGGCTCTGATTATTGCTGATAGAGTCAAAGAAACCAGCACCACCACAGGCACGGGAACATACACTCTTGCTGGTGCGGTAACTGGTTTTGAGACATTCGGCTCTATCGGTAATGGTAACACAACATATTATGCTTGCACGGACGGTGCGGGTAATTTTGAGGTTGGTGTTGGTACATATACTTCTTCCGGCACAACTCTTGCTCGGACATCCATTTTACAATCCAGCAACAGTGACTCTGCCGTAAACTGGTCGGCTGGAACAAAGACATTGTTCTGCACGATGCCAGCACAAAAAGTGATGGTGTTAGATTCTGATCAGACCAGTGCGGCAAACAAACTGCCATTTTTTAACGGTGCTTCAGTCGCAGATGTGACAGACTTATCTGCTTATGGTAGGTCTTTGATAGACGACGCAGATGCGTCAGCGGCTAGAACAACACTCAGTGTAGACGAGGCAGGGACAGCAGTTGCGCTTGCTATAGCTTTGGGATGACAAGAACATGGCAAACACCTTTAAAATCAAAACAGATACTGCTGTAGGAACAGGTGCTGCCACTATATATACCTGCCCGTCATCTACAGCGACAACTATCATCGGACTATCTATCGCAAACATTGTGGCATCACAGATCACTGTTGACGTGCAGTTAGAGAACAGTGATGGCGATAATATATATCTAGTCAAAGCAGCTCCTGTCCCGGTGGGCAGTGCCTTGGTTGTCGTAGGCGGCGATCAAAAGGTTGTCATGGAAGCATCAGACGTATTGAAGGTAACAACAAACACAGCATCTTCTGGTGATGTTGCGTTGT